ACAATCCAATTATTGTATCTCCGGATGTCTTTACTAAGACCGATTTCACTAAATCGAATAAAGTGGTAGCCTTTGAAGTTAGTTTCGGTGATCAGAACCAATCGATTTTTAAGGGTGTGGAGTTGGATCAGGCTACATTGAGAAATACGTCAGAATCCTTCGAAGTGTTGGAAAGACTTGGACGTAATGAAACAGGTTCGAGTACATCACAAATAGACATCGGATTGTTCAACATATATCGTCAATCGTCATATCAATGTAAGGTGACCTGTATGGGTAATGTGATGATACAACCAACCATGTATTTTTATGTCAAAAATATCCCATTATTCAGGGGGTCATATCTAATTACCGAAGTAACACATAATATTAAAACTACGGGGATTGAGACATCCTTTAAGGGAACGAGAATTCCACAGGAGTCATTACCGAACCCAACGGATTCGTTCTTGGCAAGTTATCGTCCATTATTTGATAGGATCATTACGAGTGCTCGAGTAAAAGTTGCTGCCGATACGAAACAATTAGCAGGAAACACTGGAACTGCAATAACGTTAGTCGACGGAAAAGGGAACGCTTACACAACCGACCCAGGAAGTATCAAGTTCGACGGAGAAAAACTTCTTAATGAAGCCGACATTACTGATTATGGAATTCCATATAATGGAAAGAATGACGAATTATATATTCAAAAAGTAAGATATAGAGCAACACCAATTTCACCATATACTGGAAGACGTGATGAGTATTGGTTACGAGCGGTGGCAATCGAAATGGGTGGACCAAATTACCTAATCAATGATGATACAGCTATGAGCATCATCTCAAATCTAACGTCGGGACATGTGGGATTACCTAAAATCGTAACATGGGGGGATATTAAAAACGTTGAAAAAGCGGTGTATTATTCAAGTAAATTTATCACAGGTGGACCACCATTAATGACATTTGTTACACCAGATAAGATCGTACATACATATAAAACAACTGAGTTTTTAAACCCACGATTACAGAAGAAAGAAATAATAACAATTGACAATAGTGTTAATTTCCTCACTGGTGTATATGAGGGTCCAATTAATATTGGTCCAGCAATATCAGGGTATGGGATTGGTCTTTCACCTTATCTGAAACTAAAACTTGGTTTAAAAGACGGTCAAGTGGTCTATTTCAGAATGTCAAAGTGAAATTAACAAATTTCGCGATATTTATAGTTAATTAAAAACACTTTTATGGAAAACACAAACAAAGTATTAGACACGTTTCTAGAGTCTACAACAGTCATGGACGACGAAATGATGCCCGGAAAAGAACAAACTGTATGTGATCGAGAAACTGGTGAATGTTTTGTCATCAGATCAAAAGATGGTTTAGTTGAACGTATCAATAAAAAATACATTATCGAAGACGGTAGACAACTATTACAGGATTAAATATGAAAAATACAAATTCAAAAACCGACAACGGGCTTAAAAGATTCCGAGAAATTAATGGTTACACCAACTATCTCTTTGAGCAAGCCCCACCACCAGCGCCTGAAGACCCAAATGCTATTCCACCAGTGGAAGACCCTAATGCGGTTCCTGTGGCTGGCGAACAACCACTTCCTGGTGGGGGCGCCGACTTACCAGCTGAGCCATTACCTGGGGAAGGTTTGCCACCTGAAGGTGACGCATCACTCGAAGCCGACCCATCGACAGCAGACGATACAACTGAAGAAGTTGATATAACTGATTTAGTCAATATGATTAAAGACGTTAAAAAAAATATGGACGAACCTAAACAGGAAGATCCGGGCGAAATTCAGAAAATGGATGACATTTTCAGTAAATTAGGTGAGTTAGAGGCTAAATTAGGTGACATGGACAATGTGTTAGCTAAGATCGACCAATTGGGAGTCGAAATTCAGGCATCCAAACCAAAAACACCTGTTGAGAAACTTGAAATGAGATCTTTAGACTCATATCCTTTTAATACCAAACCAACCGAATTCTTCAATGAGAAACAAGAGGAGATGAGGAAAACAGGCAAGAACGAATATGTCCTTACAAAGGGCGATGTTGAAAACTACGGGAAATATGATATGATGAAATCATTCAATCCCCAAGCAGCAGATTAATATAAAGACAATTAGCCGTATACGGCAACAGAAAACATCGGGCGGGGCCCAATCATTAGAATGGAAAACATATTTTTTTTACATATATTATTAAAATAATTGAGGCGTGATTTTGTTATCACGCTTTTTTTATTTATATTTTATCACAATAATACGTTTTATAAACAATTAAATTTTTAAACATTATGGGAACATTTGAATCAGTACAAGCACAGTACGAAAAGAACAAAAACGCTGGAAGCAGCAAATTTCAGAGTCAGGAAGAGAGAATGAAAAAGTATTTCACCACTATTTTACCGAATGGTAAAACAGAAGGTGAAAAAAGAATCAGAATCCTCCCGACTGAAGACGGGGGAAGCCCATTTGTGGAGGTTTATTTCCATGAAATACAGGTGGATGGAAAATGGCTTAAATTATGGGATCCGAAGCAAGAAGGAAAACGATCACCATTAAACGAAGTGAAAGATAGTCTTGAAGCGACTGGAAGGGAAGAGGACAAAGACCTCTCTAGATCTTACAGAGCTCGTAAATTCTATATCGTTAAAGTCATCGACCGAGATTTAGAAGAAGACGGACCAAAATTCTGGAGGTTTAAACATAACTCCAAGCAGGAAGGAATTCTTGACAAAATCTGGCCTATTTTCAGAACGAAAGGTGACGTTACCGACCCTGCAACGGGTAGAGACCTTGTTCTTTCCTTAACATTGGCAAAATCCAATAACGGTAAAGAATACACAACAATCAGCTCAATTATTCAGGAAGACCCCACACCATTGCATACAGACGGAGAAACCGCAGCAAAATGGATCGAAGATCCGTTAGTGTGGTCAGACGTTTATGCAAAGAAAACCGAGGATTACCTTGAAATGGTAGCCAACGGTGAAACCCCAAGGTGGGATAACGACAAGAAAGGTTGGGTGTCAAATTCAACTGCGGAAGAAACCATTGGTGGTGGCGATTCAGGAACGCCTTCGACTTCAGTAGCCGTTCCTCCGGTTGAAGACCCACAGGATGATAATGAACCCGATGAGGATCTCCCATTCTAGTACCAATCTACCGATAATCGTCCGATTACTATTATGGATCGGACGATTATCGGTAGTTTAATAAAAGAAGTTAACAAGAAAAATATGGCCATCAAGAAAAAAGACTTTTCAGCAATTAAATCAAAATATTCTCAAGAAGCATCATTTAAGCCTGATAGGTTTTTTGACTTGGGGGATGCGTTTCTAGACGCTTGTGGTGTACCTGGCCCCGCCATGGGACATTTAAACATGTTACTTGGTCATTCGGACACAGGAAAAACGACAGCATTAATAAACACAGCAATTGACGCACAGAAAAAGGGAATCCTACCCGTTTTTCTTATTACTGAACAAAAATGGACTTTCGACCATGCCCAACTTATGGGTTTGGATTGTCAGAGAGTCGTTCACAAAGAATCTGGGGGTTCTGAATGGGATGGTTTTTTCCTTTTCAATAACCACTTTGATTATATTGAACAAATTACAGATTATGCAAACTCTTTACTGGATGCTCAGGATAAAGGTGAATTGGACTATGACTTATGTTTCCTATGGGATTCCGTCGGGTCTGTTCCTTGTAAAATGACCTTTGAAGGTAAGGGTGGAAAACAGCATAACGCATCAACATTGGCAGATAAAATTGGAATGGGATTGAATCAGAGAATTACTGGTTCAAGAAGGACAGATAAGACACATACTAATACATTGGTTATCGCTAACCAACCATGGGTTGAATTACCCGACAATCCATACGGACAACCAAAGATTAAAGCAAAAGGTGGTGAGGCGGTATGGTTAAACTCAACCATGGTTTTCTTATTTGGAAATCAGAAAAACGCTGGCATCACTAAGATATCAATCACAAAAGATGGTAGAAAAGTTAAAATCGCAACCAGAACGAAAGTTAGTGTAATGAAAAATCATGTGAATGGTTTGGGTTATGAAGATGGAAAGATTTTGGTAACGGCGCATGGATTCATGAAGGGTCGAGACCCAGCAGATGAAAAGAAATCAATTGCGGAGTACACAAAATCCGCGGCGACTTACATTACTGAACGACTAGGAGTTAATCCTTTAGATGGTGATGTACAGATCGTAATGGAAGCAGGAGACGATTAGTAACCTATAAAACAAAACAAATGCTAACCTTATTGGTTGACGGAGATAATCTGTTAACAATCGGTTTTTACGGAGTTAAAAATTACTTTTACAAGGGACAACATATTGGGGGAATATATCATTTCCTTAATACCCTTCGATTATCATTCGATAACTATCGCTTAGATAAAATCGTAGTATTTTGGGATGGAAAGGATGGGTCCGCCGCCCGGAAGAAAATTTACAGTCACTACAAAGAGTCGAGGAAATCCAGACTCAAAACAGAACACGAAATAGAGTCCTATGACTATCAGAGAAATAGGATTAAACAGTACTTGGAAGAAGTATATGTCAGACAGGGTGAATATCTATACTGTGAAACAGACGACTGCATAGCATACTACTGTCAAAGTACTCCTGGTGAGAAAAAAATTGTTTATTCATCAGACGGTGATATGGCTCAACTCGTTAATGATAAGGTACGGTTATATAACCCTTCTCACCGGAAATTATACGGACCAAAAGAGTCTTTTGTATACGATAAGGAGGAGGTTTTAATTGAGAACATCAGTTTGGTTAAAATGTTATGTGGGGATTATTCTGACGATATCGCAGGTATTAAAGGAATGGGGATTAAAACCCTCAAGGGTCTCTTCCCTGAAATCGAAACCCAACCATTAACCTTGGATTATGTTCGATACAAGACAAATTTTCTATTTGAACAGGATAAGGAAAGTAAAATTGTTAAAAACCTAATCACAGGGGTAACCAAATATGGAGTTTTTGGTGACGAATTCTTTGACATCAATAATACTATTGTAAGTTTAGACGATCCATTTTTAACAGAAGAGGCAAAAGAAGGAATATATGAAATAATTAACGAAAATCTTGACCCAGAAGGACGGTCATACAAAAACACAATGAAGATGATGATGGAGGACGGTCTATTCAATGTGTTACCAAAATCAGATGATGCGTGGATTAAATTTCTTAATCCTTTCCTCAAATTAACGAGAAAAGAAAAAAACAAAAAACAATTAAAATTTTTAAAAAAATAAAATTATGCAAAATCAGGACATTACAAAATTCGAGTTTATTTTAAAACTTGAGAGCAACATCGTGATACAGAGATTTTTCAATGTTAGTCATTACAATCCCGCAGCGAAAAACTCCATCGATCTTTATGAATCTGTCACAGAGATTTGTGAGGAGATTTCTGCCGATTTAAAAGATAAAACCTTGGAAATCATGAGTTTAAACCCCGAATTCGTCACTGAAGAACAGCGGGTAGAAGAACGAGAAAAGTATAAAGAAGAATACTTTATATTAGAAATAAAGCTAGGGGATGCCGTATTTATTTCTAGAATATTTCCCGGGCATATATATCATCCAAAGGTGAGATATGCGGTGGATATTCGACCAAAAGTTAGAAAAATTCTGGGAGATTTAACCAATGTGTTGTCTTCAAGGGAATTGAATAAATCTTACCTGGGTTATGTGTTAAGATAGGAGTAAAAACATGAATGAGAAAAATTTTGGGTACTTAGGGACTACCTTCCAACAGTCCTTACTAAAAACAATTATAGAAGACAAAAAATTCGCTGTCACGATCATCGATGTTATAGACAGTAAATATTTCGATGGCCCATACTTTAAGTATTTGATGGAGAATATTAAAGAACTCTATCTTTCATTTGGTATTATTCCTAATTACGAAACATTAACCCAAAAAATCCTTGCGGAAAATAGTGACACGACATGTAAAATACATATCGACACATTAACATCAATCAAAGAGAAGGAACTAGATGGCGGGGACGCCCCATATGTCAAAAAAACTTCCCTCAATTTTTGTCGCCAACAGGTCTTGAAAAAGGCTCTAAAGGAATCTGAGGAGATAATGAATAAAGGAGAGTTCGAAGAATATGATAAAATCGAAGGAAAGATACAAAAGGCGTTACAGGTAGGAGCAACCACCCATGATGTGGAGGATATTTGTGATAATGTATTGGACTCATTGGAAGACGAATCCCGTGTTCCATTCCCAACTGGAATTCCTGGGTTGGATAGACTTCTTAAAGGTGGTATTGCTAAGGGGGAGATGGCGCTCTTTCTGGCGCCAACGGGTATTGGTAAAACCACATGGTTAACCAAAATGGCCAACTCTGCTTATGGGGTTGGGGCAAATGTTTTACAGATATTTTTTGAAGACAATATTCGAGATATTAGAAGGAAACATTATACTATATGGACAGGTATTGTTTCGGACGATCAGCCTAAACATAAAGTAGATATCGTCGAATTCATGAATCACTTGAATATTGAAAGAAAGAATAAGTTGAAGCTCATCAAGTTACCCGCATTTGGTGTAACTGTTGCCGATATCAAAAACAAAATTAGGAAGTTAGAATCAGAAGGGTTCAAGACGGATTTGTTGGTTCTTGACTATATTGATTGTATCTCAAGTGAAGGGACAATGAATGGTGGTGAAGAATGGAAGGGTGAAGGGGCAATCATGAGGAGTCTTGAATCCATGACCGACGAATTTGATCTCGCCATATGGACGGCAACCCAAGGAAATCGGGAAAGTATCGCATCAGAAGTTGTTACAACCGACCAAATGGGTGGATCAATTAAGAAAGCACAGATCGGCCATGTTGTAATATCTGCGGGTAAAACTCTCGAACAAAAGGAAAATAATCTGGCCACCGTTACATTGCTTAAATCACGTATCGGTAAGGATGGAATCGTTTTCACTAATTGTTTATTTAACAATGAAATGTTAGAAATTGACACAGATACTCAAAATACTCTTTTAGGGCACGCTGAACAAAGGGCGGAAGAAAAACAACAGAGAGCTATCGACGTTTATAAGGCAAGAAAAGAAAAAGAAAAACTCAAAGTTGAATCTGACATCGAAATTCTTTTACAGAAAAAGAAAGAATTAAAACATGGGTTTACAGAATTAAAACATGAGATTGAGGGATATGAGGGTGAAAGTGATGTTACAAATGATGTTGTAAATGAGGTTTTAAACCCAGCGCCATCGGACAATACTGAAGAGGTTAAAGAAATGAGTCCAGAAGAGAAAAAACGTAGAGCCGTAGAAGCGTACAAAGCAATGAGGGCGTTACAATTAGAGGAACATAATGACTAAAACTATTACGAATATTATGATTGAACAAGAACGCAAGATCTACACAAAAGAGGAGGTGATGGTCACCGCTTTGGAATATTTTAACGGTGACGAGCTCGCCGCTGATGTTTGGAGGAAAAAATATTGTTTAAAAGACGATAAAAATTATTATGAATTAACCCCTGATGATATGCATTGGAGAATTGCGAAGGAGCTCGCAAGAGCCGAATCAAAATACCCCAATCCATTGAGTGAAGTCGAAATATTTGAGACATTAAAAGATTTTAAACGAATAATTCCACAAGGGTCACCAATGTCAGGGATAGGAAACCATTTTCAAGTGGTATCTTTATCAAATTGTTTTGTAATCGGCAATGAGGGTAATAGTGATAGTTATGGTGGGATCATGAAGCTTGATCAAGAATTGGTTCAACTTGAAAAAAGACGTGGTGGTGTTGGAACTGATTTATCATTTGTTCGCCCCGCAGGGAGTCCTGTGAAAAATAGCGCAATTACCAGTACTGGCGTTGTTCCATTTATGGAGAGATTTTCTCGAAGCACAAAGGAAGTTGCCCAAGATGGACGTAGAGGCGCTTTAATGGAAAGTATCTCAATTAAACATCCCGATTCGGAAAAATTTATTGACGCAAAACTACTTTCAGGTACGGTTACAGGAGCAAATATATCGGTGAAATTGGATGATGAGTTCATGGAAGCCGCAATGAATGGAAAGATGTATGTCCAACAATTCCCGGTTGATAGTGTTAATCCAAAATACACAAAAGAAATTGATGCTCAGAAACTTTGGAAAAAAATCATCTATAATGCGTGGAAATCAGCCGAGCCCGGTATTTTATTTTGGGACAAAATAATAAAAGAGAGTATCCCTGATTGTTATGCTGACCAAGGTTTTAAAACAATTAGCACTAATCCATGTGGTGAGATTCCACTTTGCGCTGATGATAGTTGTAGGTTGTTGGCGTTGAATTTATTTGGTTATGTGAAAAATCCGTTTTATCACAACGACCCTGTGGCCGGGGATGCGTTTTTTGATTGGGAATTATTTAGGAAAGATGTACGGATAGCTCAAAGATATATGGATGATATTATTGATTTGGAACTTGAAAAAATTGATGCGATTATAGCGAAAATCGATTCGGACCCAGAAGATGAATCATTAAAATTGGTCGAACGTAATCTATGGGTTAGGATTAAAGATAAAACCATCAGGGGTCGTCGAACAGGTCTCGGCGTTACAGGTGAAGGTGATATGTTGGCGGCTTTAGGTTTTACATATGGAACTGACGAATCAAATATATTTAGTGAAGCGGTACATCAAACATTGAAATTGGAGGCGTATCGTTCAAGTGTTATTATGGCGAAAGAACGTGGGCCTTTCCCGATATTCGACGTAAAAAATGAAGCGAATAACCCCTTTATTCTCCGTATTAAGGAAGAATCTCCAAAATTATATGAAGAAATGGTGAAGTACGGGCGTAGAAATATCGCCCTGTTGACGATCGCTCCGACTGGAACATCGAGTATCATGACCCAAACTACATCAGGGATTGAGCCGGTTTTTCTTCCTGTATATAAGAGACGTAGAAAAATTAATCCACAAGAAAAGGATTCCCGGGTCGATTTTGTTGATGAAGAAGGTGTTTCGTGGCAAGAATACCCTGTTTTCCACCATAACTTTGAAATGTGGTTGGATCATAATGGATATGACGTTGACGAAGTTAAACAAATGGAAATCAACCAAATTATTGAAAAAATCGTTCCACAGTCCCCATATTATAAAGCGACCTCAAATGATGTTAATTGGGTTAAAAAGGTGGAAATGCAAGGTAGGATACAGAAACACGTCGATCATTCCATTTCAGTCACAGTAAACCTACCAAAAGATACAACTGAAGAGATCGTTTCTAAAGTATATGAGATAGGTTGGAGAAGTGGTTGTAAAGGTCTCACAGTATATCGTGATGGATGTAGAAGTGGGGTTTTGGTTAGTGCTGATGAAAAGAAGGATGTTCCTACTGAAATTCACGTCGCAAAAAGACCTAAGAGATTAAAAGCCGACATCCATCGTTTCCAGAATAACTTGGAGAAATGGATTGGTGTTGTTGGATTAAGAGACGGAAGACCCTATGAAATATTCACAGGAAAATTCGAGAACGGGTTAAGTAATCTACCCCTTAGTGTAAAAGAGTGTGAAGTGGTAAAAAATCTTGTTGATTCTGTTGATGCCGATGGGAAGACTATTAAAGTTAAGAGATACGACATTGAATATGTTGATAGTGATGGGGAAAAACAGGTTCATCATGGGTTAAATCACGCATTTAACCCTGAATTTTGGAACTATGCGAAATTGGTGTCGGGTGTATTACGTCAACGTATGCCGATTGTATATGTTTATGATCTGGTGGATTCCTTGAACTTTACCGAGGACAACATCAACACATGGAAAAATGGTGTCGCTCGGGTTATTAAGAAGTATATCAAAGATGGTGAAAAGGGTAAGGGAAAATGCCCAGATTGTGGAAGTGAACATCTTGAATTTAAAGAAGGGTGTTTAATTTGTGTATCATGTGGAAATTCAAAATGTGGATAATATGAGAAGATTATTAAAATTTGAGGTTCAATATACGTCTGAAGACGACGGGACGTATACTGATGAAGATGTTAGAGACGAACAAAAACAAGTCGTTGATTATTTGGAGGAGTTAATTGACTCTGATTTTCACCAAAGGTATAAACTAATAATTAAACAAAAAAACCTATGAAAGAACCGTTTTTCGAAATGCACAGGTCTGACGCTGTTCAGATCTTACTGGGGAAAGATAAATTGTCCTCAACGTATTCTAATTTAAAATTGGCGAGTTTACTTGAATTTTATTTCGCTGGAAAGAAAAGAATGTATCTGGTTAAAGAAGACCATTTACCTTTGGGCGAATATACTTTGACGGTGAAAACCTTTTAGTAGATATGATTGTCGAAGAAACAAGAATAGAAAAGAAAGAACTACTAAATTTAAGAGGGTTTGAGTTCGAGGAAAAATTTGTAAAAGGGTATTTTCTAACAATCACAGACCTGGCAAGATTGGTCAGAGACTTTCAAGCTGATTGTTTTGATGGGTTTGTTAGTAATGATATCTCATACTTAGAACATTGGTTGAAAGACCATAACAGAATCTAACGATATTATGTTGAGATTTAAAACGTGGTGATTACTTTTATCACGTTTTTAGTTTAGGGTAATATTTATATAATATTTATCCCAAGATGCCTAAGAAAACTCTTATATTAACTGAGACGCAAGTAAAATATGTTGTCGACACGCTACTCATT